CCATCCACTTGAAGCGTTTCGTATTGTGCCAACAACTCGGCCACTTCAGCTTCAATGGCTTTCGCGAGGAGCGCTTGTGCCCCTTGCTTTAAAACGTCGTTCAGTGGATCTATTTCTGGTGATTTCAGTGGCGATACTTTATGATTTGTCATGTGGTGTTTCTCTTTGTTGACTATTGATTTGCAAGATCAATCAACAGATTAGCACCACATTCTTTTTCTCACCTCATACACCAGAAATCATCATAGCTCTCTGACGCTTTGTTTTTGCTTTAGGTAGCAACCCTATTAGATGTGTGTACGGATTGCTGCTCTTGTCAAATGCATCTAAATACAGTACGAATGGTATATCTTCATCACGAAACTCTTTTCTATCGATTGATGAAATGTAATACAATAGATCCCGTTTGTGCCTTATGGTATAAGCACCTCTGGCAATATAAAATATAAGCTGAATCTTCCCTTCATGATTCAATAGGTCAAAAAACGCAGGTCGGTGATCAATAATCTTTGTTCTCATCTCTTTCTTACTATCGAATAACACTGATGCTAATTCATCTTGAGTTTTTTTATCAACATTCAATAGGTCCAAACTAAGCGGTAACAAATCATATTCACTTCCAGATTCCATTTTTGAAGTCAAGCGATTAATAATACTTTGCCAGTAACCGTTCATTGGTAACATTGGAGGAATAGCATCAGGAGTATGGAGCTGTTGATTTTTGTATGAGTCAACATCAGCTGAATAACCTGAAATATTTGAATTATTTATCTCAAGCGGGTTAAAGTTGAACCTATTTTTTAAATACAAGCCGAGCAAGTCCATTTCATCCCCATTATGGTAACTCATATCTGCCAATTTCTTCCGCTTGAGAAAGTAGTTGATAATCTCTAATGGAGAGTTTAATACTTCGAAAATAACCATTAAGTCAGCGATATGAATGACTAAGCTATCCAGCGTTTGATTTTTTGAGAAGACATTATGATAACTTTGGAAACTTGAGCTTGAACCTAAGTCAGCCAATATGACAATGAGCTTAATTGTCCGAAAGACTTTACTTGTATCCAAAGCTTGATTCGATTCACTTACTTTTTTGGGTTCAAGTTTTTTTACATCTCCGGCTTTCCCAATACCTCCTACAATTGAAGTATTTTGCCCATTGCCCTTATAGATATTTCTACTAAAGTAAGTTTTCAACGCGTTGATATTGCCTTGCCTAGCTTTTTCTCCAAGTCGGCCTGACTTTGACTCAACAATAAACAACGTTCCATAGTATTTTACTATTAAATCAGCCTCACAACTGTGATCGCTTCTTGAGTCAATATAAGTCTGTTTGGCCAAAAGGTCTGCATTCGGGAATGCTTCCTTAAAAATTTCCCCGACCTTGTCTTCCGTGTACTTCGAGATTCTTTTTTGTACATTCCTATCCATAAATGAGTGATCTATAGACTCAACAAGATATTTAACAATATCAAAAATATTAGTTGTTAAAAGGTGGATTGAAGATAAGAAATAATGCCCTTGCTGAATTCGAATGAACGGCTTCTTCCATATCGGATTACTGAGAATATAACTTTCACATGTACCCCGTAAGTCACCAAAAGATAAACTAAGCTTATCAAGCAAAAATTCAACTTCATTTACATCTACTTCAAACAGCTCCGAAAGTTCACCCGACCTAATAGAAAATAAAGCAATGAGTTCATCATTATCATGGCATAACAACTCTTTAAAAATATACTCTCTATTATAATTTTGAGCTTTCCATTCAAACCACAATTCATAAACTAAAGGTGAGAAAACAACCCTGAAATAAAATAGCTCTATTAAGCGAGGTAAAATCAGTACATTTACCCCTGTCTTCTTAAGCATCGAAGTTGATATTGGTTGAAATAAACCATAGGTTATTTCCAAAGTCTCGCTTAGATAAGCCCAATTTCTTCGGTATTGACTGCTGAGAGCCATTAAATGAGCAAACTTATTTTCTTCATGAGTTTTGTTCTTATCATAGTTTTCTTGAGCCTTTACTCTGCTAAAGCTGCTGTGAATTTCTCTCAATAGAGATAGAATCTCATCTGATCTATTACTTATTTCTTTGTAATGTTTGAAGCGTTCATGACTTCCAGGAACTTCTAAAAAAATTGACTGTAATAATTCAATATCAAGATCCCCAACACCTCTTTTATTGGGGTTATGATCAACTGGTGCTGATGATGGGCCAGCTAAAAAAGCAATTGAGATAGCTGTCAGAAGTTTTAATGGATCACTATCATGAATAACTGATTTTAATTGTTGGAAACTTTTCTCGTATTCTTTTATGTCTAGATCTTTATCCATAATAATAGCCTTGGATATGAGTACACTTTTTGTAGGGATGTATAAATAGATGACGAGGAGCCTCGTCGGGTTGGAATCTAGTTACAACAAGAAAAGAGTTGTTTTGATTTTTGTATGTTGAGTCCGTTTTTATACATTGCGTTGTAGATTTTCGTAAAAAGTAAAATATTGTAAATTCGAAAATGATCTTAATTTATTGATAAATAATATAAAATACAACTTTATTACTAATTTAAAGTGTTGATGGTCAACCAGAAACAGTTTTACATAAATACCCACCATCCCCAACTTCATGTTCCACCTGCTGGATCACATACCTCCCATCCACACCAGAACGAAAGCGTTCAACTTCAACAAATGCACCGGCCTGAAAGTCGCTTCGACCAAGACATTCAAATTCCAGTTGTGAACGACCTCGGGTAAACACTTCTAGTTTTGATTCCGCTGCCTTTGCTGCGGATCCAGCGTCTTTGTATTTACTGCGGAGTTTAAATACAGGCTCCCCTTCACCAACAGTAACTTTAATTGTTTCACCTTTGTCATGGTCTCGGTATTCAGCTTGAACACTGTGAAAGCTGCCGCGCTCAGCAATGGTGATGCGCCATGTGATCACATCGGTTGGGTGAAGTTTGATTGTTGGTAGGTCTTGGCCGGATGCTGATTTGGCTTTACCACGTTTTACAAAGAGCAATGCACCATTTGCTGGCTTAAAGGTCGCGCCTGCTTCTCTTGCTAACCGGGTTAAGAAATTCAGGTCACTTTCTTTGGTTTGATTGAGTACTTCATAACTGAGCGACTGGAAGTCTTGGCTAACCTTCGCTGACATCCGGTGTTCATCAGCAATAGCCTGAATGATTTCTGTGAGCTTGATCCGTTCTGGTTGTTTACCTGGACGTTGCCATTTGCGGGTTTTGGGTGCTTTTAAGGATTGGAGCATATCGGCTGCTTTTGCGCGAATACTCATTGTATTGGGTGGGCCAGATAGCTCGATTTCATCAACTGTAAACTTTCCCATGTAACGCAAGCCATTTTCTTTGTAACCCAAATGAACTTCAAGCTCAGCACCTGTTTGTGGTAACTCGATATCATGGTTTGCATCATCCAAGCGAATATCGAGTGTATCCGCGTTGGTCTCAATCACATCTATCACGGTAATAGACAGTAATCTGGATTGGATCTGTCGGGTGATGTCGGTTTGATTCGCAATGACTTTAAACGCTGGCGTTAGTCCCATAACCGAATGCTCTTGCTCGTTTGTGGCGGTGTGTAATCGGGTAGCTTGATAATGACCCCAGCAGGCAGTACAGGACCGTGATCGGCAAGGCCCGGATTGGCTTGCAACACAACTTCCACGGCACCTTGTGTCACCCCATAGTGAAACCACACAATCTCATCCAACAACTCACCTGCAATCGTCGTGTACTGGCTCATACATCTTCTCCAAACTTTCTCAGGCTCAACGAAAAAGAGACCTTCTTTGGAGTCCCATCTCTGCTCAATTGTTCCTGTTCCTCTGTGATGGACTCAATCGCAAACTTGCCAAACACCTCACCCGTACCTTTGACCAAAATAAACGGCTCACCTTTGCCAGCCTCTTCACGCATCGCATCCAGTTGTCCGAAGCCACCGCGAAAATGAGGGTAAATCACACCAGAGATTTCTAATGTGTCCTCACCCGGTCCCAGGAACTGCAATCCGGGTTGCTGTTGGAGCCTGTCCAGCTGCGCCCAACGGTAGTTCGTTGTCCGGTTCTTGTTTTGATACGTGGCAGTGTTCAAGCTAAACCGATATCGTTTTTCTTGTTGTGGGTTGGTTAAGATCAACATGGTGTAAGACATCGCTACCTCAGTTCACATCAAAAAGTGCCGCGCGATTTTCAACTTGTTCTTTGCGCTTCGCAATCCGAATTTCTTCTTGAATAATGCGTCGAGCGAGTTTTTCAGCGTTTTCCCCAGGCAGCTGATTGATTATAATGTCGCTTTGATGATGATTGGTAATGGTTGTCCCTTGCGTGCGGATTGGTTGAACCGTTGTGGGTGCTTCTTTTGGTCTGAGTTGCATCTTTCCAGAGATGTTCGGCTCTGGTATTTGCTTCACCACTTGGGTAATGGACTTGGAAACATTGAGATCCAGTTCTTTCTCATTCTCTCCAAAAAATGAACCAAAAAAGTCACTGACACGACTGACGACTTTGATCACGGAGTGAATTGCATTTGCAACAGCTTCACCAAATTGGCGACCTGCTTCTGTGGCACTTTTCAGCTCTTCTTTGGTGGCGGTGATGGGTGTTAAAAAAGCACTGACTTTTTCTGTGACCCAGCCAATAACATCACCAATTTTTTCAAGCACTGGCTGAATGGGTTTCAGTGACTCTTGAATTGGCGCAGCTGCAGACTTAAATCCTTCCACAACCCCAGAGATAAATGCTTTGACCCGATCCCAATACTTGTAAATGGTATAGGCCGTGGCTGCAACCGCCGTGACGATCAAGCCAAAAGGAGTTGTCAGCATGGCAACGGACACCGAGAGCAACCCCTTGGTCAAAAGAGCCAGTGGCTTAAGCGGTAATAGCAATCCTTTCGTCAGATGCTTTAATCCTGCAAACATAGTTTTGAATGGATGCTTTCGCATCGACCGAAACGTGCTGCGAATGCCCTTTGCGAAGGCAGGTAAAATGGCCGTGGTTGAGCGAGTGACTGAGGCATTGAATGTTGTGATGGCCTTTTGAGTTCGCAAAAATCCAAGCTTTGAGGTAAGTAGAGCGCCCTGGATAAAGCTGGCCGCATAGCCAAATGCAATCATGGCTATCTTGCCTGTGACCAGTGCTGTTGTCAGGCCAATCACAGCTTTAGTTACGACCGGGAAACGCTCAGAAAGATCCGCAATGGTGCTCGCCACCTTCGCAATATTTTGCATCAGGGCATTAAGTGTGGGCAGCAAGGTTCGACCGATGGACTCAGCCAAGATAGAAAGATTGGAGCGCATCACCGCCATTTGGAATTTGGCTGTGGCTGATTTTCTCGCGTATTCATCCGTCACACTGCCGAGGTACTTTTTACGACTGGCGACTAAGCTCATCGCTTTATCATAGGATTTGAGGTTATTGACCAATGCACCAGCGGCGCCCAGGGCTTCGTCACCAACAATCACTTTAAGTAATGACAGCTGGAGTTCATCCGGTGCATCGCCAATCGCGGCCAGGACATCTCGGATCGTACCAGCGGCGTCTTCCTGCATGTTTTGCGCAACTTCGGAGGCTGTAAAGCCAAGAGATTCTAAAGCTTCGCGCGTCGGCTTACTGGCCTTTTCACCTTGAGAAAGTGCGCTGAGCAAGTTTTTCATGGCTGTTCCTGCCGACTCCGCATTCGGTGAAACGCCATCCATTGCCGCAGCAAGGGCCGCTGTTTGTTCTTTTGAGAACCCAGCTTTTAAGCCAAGCGAGCCAAAACGAGAGGTGATCTGCGTGATATTTTTCGCATTGGATGTGGTGTTATCACCGAGGTAATTGATGGCATCACCAAGTTCTCCAATTTTACCCAGACCTAAGCCCATCGACGAGACAAACTTGGTGATATAGCTGCCTGCTTCATTGGTAGAGAGTTCAAAAGCCACCGCCATCTGCTCAGAGACTTTGGAAAACTCAAGCGCCTGCTTTGCACCAAAGCCAATCTTACCTGCTTCTGAGACCAATTTCGCTACACCTGTTGCACCAAGTGGGCTTACCTTTGCAATCTCGTTGATGGCCGTTCGCATGGTATCGAAATCAGCATTGGCGACATTCTTGGTGACATCTGTCATCGCATCTTCAAAGTCCATTGCAGCTTGTATGGGCTTTGAAAATGCATACCCTAACGCGATGGTATCAATGAGCTGACCACGCAATTCTGCCCGTCGATTGGCGTTCGCCTGGAGCTTGTCAGACGTGGTTTGAATACGTTGCTGGAGTTGGTTAATTTTATTGAGGCGTGCAACGTGAGAACCCAGCACATTATTGAGCGATTGATAGACCTTCTTTAATCGCTCGCCTGCATGAATCTGCTGTACAAGCCTTTTGCAGCTCTCCCGAATTGATGAGACAACCCGTTTGATTTTTCCTTGCAGGTTTTGGGTGGATTGGCCGAGCGTTTGTGCCTTCTGGCTGGACTTGGTAAATTGCTGTGCCATCCGACCCATTGACTCAGATATCTTGCGCCCAGGGCGGGTGATCTGGTCAACGGCACGAATAACAACCGAGGTGATCAACGCTGACATGGTTCACTCCCTGAACGCATCATGGCTTGTTCATGCCACAGTGCAATGTCGTCGAGATCCAGATCCCAAAGCTCCGATGGCGGCCAGTGAAATACCGCAGCGATATTACCAAGCATGGTGTATAAGTCGCCCTCTAACCCTTTCCCATCATCTCTTCGCACATCTCACCCAGCTTCTTTAAATCTTCGGCATCCATTTCATCAATCACGGAAGGTGGAATGCCTGCTAAGTCTGCGAAAAACTCATAGCTCTTCACCAGCTCATCTTTTTTCGAGAGCTGCATTTTCTTGATGTCTTTTCCCTTGGGACGACGCAGGTTCAGTTGATTGGTTTCAACACCATCGATGTTGACGGGGTAATCTAATTCAAATGGAATATCATGGCTCATGATTTTAAATTCCTAACATGTTTCGTTCATCTTCTAAGAAATCGACAAGGCCGATCCTTCTGATGTAGTTCGGGATATCGATATGAATGGCGGGAATGCCATCAATCAGCAAGGTGTAAACCCGAGGGGCAATCAGGACTTTCAACGCTGATTTTTCCTTACGTTTCCAGCTGCCCATATCTATTTCCTTCCAGGCACCCATTAAGTTCGCCACAACGGGTGTTTTTTCTTCTCCTTGAACCATCACGCCCCTGCAAGATACATTGACGAAGTTTCCAGGCAGCAGGCCGAGCATGGCAAACAACGCTGGGTCGTATTCATTGATCAAAAAGCTCGCCTCTAACTTTTGCATCCCCATATCGATTTCAATCGGTGCATCCAAACCACCCCCATTGAATTCTTCTGTATCCACGGCAAGTTTTGGTAAAGTGATCTCTTCGACGCGTCCGGCATAGCTTTTACCATCCACGTACAAGTTCATGTTTTTGAGGAACTGCGGTATGTTAGCCATTGACGACCCCTTTCATATATTCATTCGTGACGCTGCAATGAAACACAATATGTTCCGCAGGTGTGGGTGGGGTGAATTTGATGTTGAAGTAGGCTTTACCCGCAGCAATATTCGCAGGTGTATTCAAGTCCGGATCTGCCCAGCATTCACCACCCAAGATTGCCCCGATGTTAATAAGATTGCGCAGATAGGCATTCACCGACTCTTCCACCATTTCGGTAAACAAGGTCGTGATATTGCGATCCACCGCCCAATCTAAAGCGCGTTGCACACTCTCTTGAATAATATCCGCGGTGCGCCTGACCTGTAGAAATGCCCATTTGGGATCGCTTGAACAGGTCCTGTTTCCCCACAGGAAAAAACCACGCTTTCGGATCAGTGTCGTGATCTCATTTTCATTGAGCAAATTGGCGCGAACATTTGGATCACCCTGAATAAAGTGAATGGTTCGCTCAGAGCCAATGATCCCATTGATTTCTTGGTTGGATGGGGAATGCCAAAAGCCTCTTTTATTGTCCGTTTTGGCAATCAAACCAGCCACTCGAGGACTCAATGGTTGGATGGTTTCCAATCCCGTTTGCGGGTCTTTGACCTTCACCGCCGGGTCCACCAAGAATATCCGGCCAGAGCCAAATTGATTGCGATAAGCAATCACATCGGTATCATTCGTACTGGGACCATCGGCGATCACAACTGCGCGTAATCGCTCTGCAATGCCGACCATTTCAGTGACAATACTTTGTTCGTCTGTAAAACCAGGCGCAATCAGTAATTTGGGCTGAGCACCACAAGAGGCTGCACTGGATAGAAACGCGTGAACACCTGTATATTCACCAGTATCTGTATCGACACCGCCTTGTATCAGCGCCTGTTGCTTGGCAACATCATCATCCGTGTCCACACGGATCACAACGACCATCGCCCCTGTCTGGTCAAAGATCCCATCCATTGCACCGGGTAAGGTTCCGGTTTTTCCAAGCTTTGCGGCTTCTTTTAAACTCCCCGCAACAAGGACAGGAATATTCAATGGGAACTTGCTTTTATCTGCATCGGGTGCGGTCCCAATTATACCAATGACAGATGATTTCACAGTGCGAATGGCACGTGGTGCATTATCCAGCTCGACGATTTCAACACCATGTTGGAATTGTTCTGGCATGGTTTATTCTCCTTCAATCGGATAGCGGGATTTAATGGTAGCCACAGCGTTTTGCCATGCTTGTTTCTTGGCATCCGTTTGGTCATACTGCCATTCCATAAACAGTGGATCGGACTGCGCCTCATAAGCGTTTCGGCGAAGTTGCAGAACTTCCGACTGTTCATATTGCAGGGTGTAACTTTGTGGGCTGCCGTAAATCTTCAGCTCATGAGCGGTCAGTGGACGGCCCGAGTAAATGATTTCGTTGTTCTTGATGATTTTCATTGGCGCACCTCAATTCCAACCCCGAAAATCTCTAAGTCGCGCTTGCCTAAATTCAAAACGCGCAGCGTGGTCCAAGATAAGTAATTGCGCCAATAGAAGTTGGTGATCTTCAATTGGTTCCGGTCCTGATATTTATCGCCCCAATCCCGGCCAGAAATATCATGTATAGGGTTATCCTCTTCTCCCAGGAGTAAAAACGGCTCAGTAATAGAATCATGCGGGTGATAAGCCTCTTGGGCTGTATTCAATCGCAGCATGTGCACCTTGGTATGCATGGTGGCGGCCACACTGCCTGCGACATTCACCAACAAATTCAGATAGGCGTGCATTCCGTCGGGCAACGGTACTTGGTTAAACCCATTGGCAAACTCCACAATATCTGCAAAACACACCGTCCCATCGCTTTTCGCGGGTGTGTAATCCGCGGGCATATCGTAGGTGTACTGGGCAATTTCGTTCTCAGATAAGCCTAAAGCCGGAATAAAGACTTTCTCCGGCAAGGCTACATAGTGGGTAAATCGAATATATTCACTGCGTGCATTGTGAATAAAGTTATCCATTCGTGCTTCGGCTGCTGTGACTTTTGAATCAATATCACCTATTTTGTCCGTAACGGTTTCGGTCAATTGATTTGCAGCCAATGTCAGGTTGGTAATGTCTTGTTCAAGTGCCATGCGTGAGTCCTAAATCCATTGAACGAAAAAGTTGTTTGAGATGGCGGGTCATATTGCTGATTTGCACGGTTGCCATTCTTGCCAATTCCGGCGCGATCAGGATGTTGAAATCTGGGCCAGTATCGATGATGTTCACCGAATTATCGGGTAGACCTGTCAGGACCAAACTGGCAGAGACAATCACCCCCGTATCCGCTGTTTTTCTGGCGATCACTTCTCCTTGGGCGGAATAAACACAAAGCAATACACCCGTTGTGGAATACACGCCCAATTCACCTAAGTCGTATTCCTGCTCGCTTTCATCGACGACCGTAAAATTGATTTGATTCGGGGCGACACGTTTACCGCTGAGCACATTAACCCGGCTTCTTTCATCCATGAGTGCCGTTTGGTTTCCGTTGGGTTGGTAAATGCCTGCGCCTAAAGCGATAGCACCAATCAGGGTTTCAAAACCTCGATTGTTATCGTTAAAGACCGCCTGCAATCCTGCACGGGTCATGGTGGGACGGAGAACTTTGCTCACATGTATACATTCCAAGGAAGATCATGCGTACAATTTTGCTATGACATATCGACGCGAGTTCAGGTGAAAAGCTGCACTGAGTCCCATCTCCAGCGGTGCAGGTTGCACTGGGATTGTTTGGGCTTCAATACGGACATGATTCATCACTCTGGCGGATGCAGCAATACCAATGCCCGCGTCAAATTTTGCTCCCACTAAGAATTCGTAATGAGAACGCACAGGCTTGATTTTATCGACCACATTTCGAATAGCACTGTAGAGTTTTTCGTTTAAAAAGATGCTATGGCTGGTATAAGGATTTTCATTCGCCCAGGCGACAAACACAAAGGTATGCGGAGTGCTATCGTGAATGTGTAAAAGCGCGACATCATCGGTCGATTCAAACCATTCCAAAAAGTCCACCGTCACGCCTAGCGCCGATAATGCTTTTCTCACAGCGCCAACCGTCCCTTTGTGGCGATGAATTCGCGCAGATTGTTTGATCACTGCACGTTTCATATGCTCAGGCCATTGGCTATCCCATTCATCAACAGATAAGGACCAAGCCAACCAAGGCAACAATGCTTCTGGACAGTGATCCGGGTTCCAGACTTTACCAAGCGCAACCGGGATATCACTGACTCTTGCGGTCGCCTCCACCATCGCACGTTCTTGCTGTGTCGCATTGCTCGGCAATAGGTTCATGAAGCCGTCCTTACCTCTATTTGGGTGCAAAACCCTGCTTTATCCTCGTTCATGATCAAGTCTTGAGTTGGGGTAATTAGTTTTACATTTCGAACCCCAGGCTGATGCAGCGCAGCCAATAAACCAGACTGGGTAATGTCATGCCCAATTTGATGATGGGTTTGCGCGTAAGCGGTCACGGCTTTTTTTGCTTGCGCTGCAACAACGGATTGGTCTGGTCCTTGGTAAAAAGACAGATCAGCGACAATTTGATATTCATGAATTTGAGCAGGCATGACCTGAACATGGTCGGTTAGTGGGCGAACATCTTCATGACTCAAAACGGCGTTCACTGTGGTGAGTAGTTCATCGGAGGGTGTGCCATTGCCTTGATGAGATAACACGACAACAGACACCACCCCCGGACTTGGGCTGTTTACATGGACATCCTTCACCTGACTGGAGGCAGAGAGCGCATGAAACTGATATCCCGCAATCGGTCCTGCTGTACTGAGCCCTTCAAATGCAAGTTGTATTCGAGTGCGAAAAGCCGGGTCTTGTTCATTCTCGTGACGACTGAGACCAAACAAAGCACCCAAGTTATCCAGATCATGCTTGTTGGCATAGGCAAGCATCACAGAGCGCGTGGCATCATTCACCCGTTGCCTAAGGAGTAATTCGCGGTAGGCTGCGACCTCTAAAATCTTCGTTGCTGGATCTGACTCAACCAAGGCGTTAAATGATGGATCTCGCGATTGTAAGTCGCTCAACATCGCTTGAAAGATGGTTTCATAATCCAGCTCCTCGACCACATTCGGCGCTGGGAGTTCTGATAAATTAATCGGTGTATTCATAGTTGCAGCCCTTGCAATGTCACATGCTTTTCCTGGTAAAGCCCCATCAAGTCCATTTCAATTCTGCCACTGATGACGCGAGTGACTTGGATATTTTGTAACTGAAATCTTGGCTCCCAGGTATCGAGTGCTTCTGCTGTGGATGCATAGATCTCAACGATGGTTTCTTGATTGATGGGCGCATCGACTAACTCAAATAAGCGGCTGCCATAATTGCGCCGCATCACCCGGCTGCCACGTGGCGTTTTTAGGATATCCACGATGGATTGACGCAGATGGGCGATCCCTGCAAGCGGCTTTCCTGTTTGAATGCACATCCCTTGCATTACATTTTCTCCATACTTGGTTGTGTTTGCCCTGGGCCAGATTGCACGCCAGGGTGCTTATGCTTGTTATAAATCTTTCTATCTGCATCCATGCTGCGCGTTTTATCAATGATGTCCTGTTCACCTTTGATATTGTCCGTAACGTGTAAGCGGCCGTTGATTTTAGTATCACCTGTAATCTCTATTCCCCCATCAGAAACCAGCTGAATTTTACCACCGCTGGGTAATGTGGCTTTAAGTTGGTTCGCCTCCCTGTCATATTCAATCACAGCACCATTTTGATATTGCACCCGATGCACAGAAGTGCACTTGTCTAAAGCTGGAAACTGATTTTGGTAAAGTGCCGGAAGCACAACTCCCAGCTCCGGATCCCCATCCGGACAGAGAAGGACAACCTGCTCACCTACCTCGGGCGACCAATATTCGATATCATTGCCTGCTCTACGCGTCAGCCACGGAAGCCAGCCTGTTTCTAATTCACCAGAAACCACTTGTACCAGGGCGTTTTGTTCATCGACATTAGAAATACTGCCAATCAAAATCAGGTTGGAAAGTTGGCGTTCCAGCTCAGATAAGCGAAATAAAATATCCATTACTTTATCTGCTCATAGTTAGGGGCTTGACCGAAATCACCCTCATCATCCGCTAAGTAAAATTCCGAGGGCGTTTGACCACCAGACCACACATCCTCTCCCAAAATCACCACCTGTTCCCAGGTGATCACCCACATGGATAAACCTTCTCGGTCCAGCTGAGCGTTATACAGATTTTCCGCTTTGACCTTTTCGGCTGGATGTACATTTTCCATCTCCCACATCTGACTAGGTATGAGTGCAATGAGTCCTTCTACCAGTTCCAAAGAAACATCGGCTTTATTCCTTCCGCGTTGAGGCTTCGTCACGACAAATGCAGCCAATCTCGCTTTCGCTTCCATTTCCCCAGTTTCGGTCTCTTCGATATTGGCGCAGCCCATCAAGACAACCCGGATCGCAGGTAGTGCAATGGTTTTGCCTTTCATTTCTTTTAAGTTCAACGCACCTGCATGGGTACTCACTTTGCTCTTTTCCCCAAGTTCCGCAGAAATGGTGGCAACAATGCGTTGTTGTAACGTATCAAGCATCATTTAGTTTCTCCAAAGCTGCTTGAGCCAATCATCGACTACCGATTCGATATCTCGCTTGTCTTCATCCCCAAATCCTAAGAAAGGCCTTGCTGGGATACCTTGGGTTTCATCACCAAACTGATGACTGGCTGCGTAAATCAAATTGGTGCCGATCTCCGCGCGTTCTGCATCAAAAAGTGATTGAATGGAATCGAATAAGTGGCCTTCGTGTTCAAGTAGTGACTGGTTTTCATGGCGAGACTGAGCATACAATTGCGACCATTGCGGCCAGGGGGAACCATCCGGTGCGGCTTTATCTTCTTCAATCCTTGCCTTGGTCTGGTCCTCACTCAGCCCAGCAATTGCACTCAATAGCTCGGTTTTATCTTTCGCTTCGTCAAAAAAACGCTCAATGGTGAGGCTGGCGGTTTTAAAGTCTTCGAATTCGACCTGAAATTGTGTCATCACCACCCCCTTAAATTCTGCCGGGTAAATAATCGTGGGGAGTAAGAAACAAGTCCCCCAGGCGTTTTCGTAGGTTCATCCGGTTGTTGAATCGGAAGATCGGTTTTGCCTGCGGTGACACGCTCAAGCCAAGAGATGGCATCATCATAACGTGTCCGGCGCTCTTCTGTTGCCACGCCTGCATCTTCACTCAGCCAATACACAGCGATATCAACACAGGCTCGACTCAATATTGGCAGCGTTTCCATGATTGGGAGTGTGTAGCGCGTTGCAAGGTAGGAGTTCATCAAATCGGAAGCATCAGACAATGACCGCTCAATGGCGGCCGTGTCTAATGTGTCATCCTGATTGCGATCCGCAATGGTGTAGAGAAAATCTTCGCCATAGCGTTTATCGATATCATCCACGGATGCATAAATCATAAGGCTTCCAATCGTTCTTGATATAGCTGCCATGCTTTATCTCGTTGTACGCCCGAAATATCCTTTTTCAAAATGGCTTCAACGTCTTTCACATTGGGCTTTTTCTCAGGATTGAGCATCCCGATTGCCTCGGTGATCTCTTCAAGAAACGCTGGCGGCGTATCATCAATCGGCTCTTGATTGCCTTCTGCGATGACTAAGCGTTGTTCTACCTGGATTGCTTTTAAAGCTTCTTCGGACAAAGTGGCTGTCTCAATCGTGACACCTTCATAAGGGAAGTAAATCCCACTGCGACGAAAGCCGGGCTTCACCTTGGCGCGGATAAACAATTGGTCTGTCATCATCTGCTCCCTTAAATCAACCAAGGTGACACAACGACTTTGACGATCCCTGAATTCGGATTATCTTCACCCCCAGCAAGCTTCTCTTTAACAATGGCATTGGCCTTGGTGCGAAGCTGTGGTGGGACAACCAAGGTCGTCGGGGTGATCCCAAGCGGCCTTCCTTCATCACTTGTGTAACTGCACATGGTGTCAAAAGCATGGTCGAACGCATCCGTCTTTAGCTCTTGTTGACTCGCATATGCCATTTGCCAGAAGCCAAAACCCACATTACAGCGAGAGTCCACACCGTAGCGGTACTGCTTGTTCATAAAGACCAGCTCGTCTTCTTCTTTGGTCATGCTGACAAACTTCGGCTTTTTACGCTGTTGGAAAATCAGTGGCTTGATGGCACGACTGGTATCGAGTAAAAACCAAGGGGCTTTTGGGGAGCTGCCGCCATCATCAAAGTTAGAAACACTCACTTCTGAGCCTGCTTGACCCACAGGGTGATCGGTATCAAAGAAGTTCTGACCATCAAAACAAAGTTCATTAAATCCTTTTTTCAACAACCCGAAAGTCAGTTCATCCGGTTGTGCTGCGGCTGCACGACCCATTTCCAAAAAGAGCGGAGAATAAATCCCTAAGTTATCATCTTCGATGTCGTTTCTATCAACCCCAATTGTGCTTTCAAAGTCTTTGTTGAAGATCTGGTAACCGTGGGCTGCCATATCTTTGATCACACGCTCGCCAATCCATTCTCGAAATTGTGGGAACTGTCCCAGCCAGCCGTAAGTATTGGATGCAGAAGATGAGGGAACGACACTCGCAATTTGCTGATATTGCGATGGGGCCATACCCAGCCCTTTTTGAAACAGGCTTTGGTAACCCGTGAACAAGCTACGCAGTAAATTTGGAGTAATGATTGCCATGTTACTTGTCCTCACCTAAGTTCTTAAACTCTTTCTCAGACAGGCCCAACAACTGACACGCTTCTTTATCATCCTCAGATAAACGTGATGTATGCTCTGGTGTCTTTTTACCATCTAACCCACTATCCCCTGCAATCTCTGGGGCTGCTTTGACATACGCTTGAAAGCGCCCCAGTCCTCCTTCCTGTTGGCAGTTTGCCCGGTGATAATCTGCGGTTGCCGGGGTGATCACACCTGCTATTAATGCGCTTTCGATTTCCTGTTCTATTTTCTGATTAAGCGACTTCTCTTCGATGTCCTTAATTTTTTGTTCTGCTTCCTTTGCACGATTGAGAGCAACATCATGATCTGCACGTGGTACAAACTTCTCCAGGCTGGGATTTTGTGCGTGGTTGAGCGCCTTCTCTTTATCAGTTTTGAGTGTGTTGATTGCATAAACGGCCTGTTCTTCGGTGCTATCAGAAGACAGGCCGAGAACGGTTGCGATTGCAAGTGCAAGAGCCATTGGCTTTTCTCCGGTTGATTGGCGCTGATTGAGCGCAGTGAGATGTAAATTTGGTTGATTGGTGAGCCCTGCTGAGCACAGCTTTTTGATACGGGTTGTTTCTCTATCTACGAGAAAAACAGGTGACAAATAGCGATAGGACTTTTCTTTAATGAGCTTTTTGCCTTGTGCATTCCACTCAACGCGCCCCCATATCGCATTCATTTCCCGTACTTCAATTTCCTTGATCCAACCGACAGCGGGTGCGGGTTCACCATTTGGGGCTTTAAACTCTGTGGCATGCTCAATATCAATTGGGAGATCAGCGCCATTATGGTTAAATGCCTGGATCAGTTGGTAAGGGGAATCATTTACCCAGTGACGAGCGTCGCGGCCAACAACATGTTGTCCAGGTGGGATCAGCTCCACCCAATCAGGAATATTTCCATCATGCGTGCGTAACTCTGTGTTTAAGGCTAAGGTATTTTCTTTCATGCACGCTACGTTAGCGTGGTGGAATTTTGATATTCAGGGGAAAAGCTGCACTGTGTTGCGGTTTTGACCTCAGAATAATTGGCGATTGTTTATACAAACTGGGTACAGAAGTAGGGATTAAATTAATACCTTGCCCTTATATTGCTGTAAAATTTGAGAAATATGCGTGAAGAGCAGTTCATTTTATGGTGCTTTTCCCCGTTATGAATACGAAAACGCGCGACAAAGACCGTAAAAATAGCTTAGAGTATCAGGGACAGATCTTACGTGAAGCGCGTAGGGATTCTGGCCTCACCCAAGAAGAACTTGCGGAAATACTCGATTGCTCTGTACGTCATATCCAAAACATTGAAGCAGGGAAGTGTGATCCTTCATTTAGCCTTGTGAGACACTGGATGCAAGTCACCAAAGACTGGCGTTCCTTTTTCTCATTTCTGCAAAAACCGATCATGCCCCTATTTAACCGGAGATATGTACATGAACAACGAACAGAAAACTCAAAAAACTAACCAAGTCAAAGAACTTTCCCTAGAAGAATTAAAGAACATTAATGGGGGAGGAACAGGAGTGGGTGGTGACTTCCCAGCATTACCTAAAGCTGCTCACTCAGTAGCAGTGGTGCAAGAAAATATTGATGAGGGATGAAATGAATGATTCAATAAGATTTCTTTTGCACACTATCGCTTTATTGGTGGTAGTGTGTTTGATTGGATGGGGTCTCAATAGTCAGGGCTATCAGCTTTTTACTACACCAGGTTTTCTAATAGCGGCATTATATTTATTATTGCTGCACTGGAAAAACAAAGCTGCGAGGATGATTACATTGATTTATACCGCAATGATGGCGGTAAATTTAATAGGATCATGGGCATTTGCGAGCAGTATCTATTCAGCATTAATATATGGAGTGGTGTTTGATTTAGTTGTGAGGTGGCTTTTCCTACACTACGATGTCGTGGCAAGTTGGTTTAAATATGAATTACCGAAAGGATCAAATTTCTTCCAAGTATTTGCTATTGGCCGCATCTACCTTGCAAGTGCAACGTATAACATACTTTTACTACTCGCTTTGATCCCATATAGCTACTTTGAGTACCAAGCCCCAGCAAAATTCTTACATGAGTGGCTTGTTCCCTTAAAAATCCTTTTAAGCGTATTCATTTACCTCAACATCTGGTCATTATTGTTTGATGCAAACTCACTCAAAAAACTACACCAAAGTACCAGAGAAAACGTAGCCTAGATCGTGTTCATTAGATATTAAATCCACTACATTCAAGCGTCCGTATTCGTATGTAGTGGATTTTTTATGGATAAAATAATTACAAGAAAGATCACTTCGCCTTTCGGACCATTTCAAACAGGAGATATCGTTTTACTCGACTTAAACCAACAACCACAATTCGGCGATTACGCGCTATTTCATTTCAACACTGAGTATGAATGGATTGCTCAGGTCTCCCAAGACAATCAACGTCATGCAACGGGTAAGGCAATTTTTATCGGCCATACCTAATTCTCTTCGGTGCTGGCTAGCCCCAGCTTTTCTAAAATACCTGCAAATGCGGCACTGAACTCTAAATCCTTCTCTCGGGCATATTGTTTGGTATGTTCGAGTTTTGATTTCCCAGGGTTGTAGTTCCAACCTGGGTCTACACCTTCTGGCACTAATTCCGTTTTCCCTGTGCGCTGATTGGTCCAAGTCTGGTACTCCAACTTTGGCGACTCTGATACACCATACTTTAACGCCTCCGCTTCTGAGATTTGCCGAGCCCGGCATTTACAGCCCCAACCATTAGGCGGCATATGGGTGTTCCAGAATGGATCGGTGATGGGCAATACATAGCCTTTGAACTTCACATGTTCTTCGCGGTGTTCTTTCGATGGCCCTAAGCTGTATCGTAAATACGGAAGTGCTTTTTTGCGCTGCTCGAACCGCTGCCATTGACCAGCACTGCGGGCAACTCTGACATTCGTATCAAAGATGATTTTAAGCCGCCTGGGGGTACCAAGCTCCACTAAAGAGCCATCCGACATCAACACTTTGCCAATCCAACCTTTACGGGCAAGTAGTGGTACTAACTCCTTTTGAAATTGTGCATAGGGTTTACCCTCTCTGAGCGCTTTATCAATTGAATAGCGAATATCAATCAGGATGTCTTTGCACATGGCTTTGGCGACTGTGAATGACCGAATATGTTCTTCTTTCCACACATCACGATGATCCCAACCCAGCTGATAGCCTTTATCTAGTAAATATTTGAGTGCTTCAATTGGTTTCATCTTCACCCTCTACGCCTTCGACATAACCGACAAATCCAGCTTGTGATAATGCACTGGTGATCTGCTCAGGGTTCATTTGAGACAAAAGCTGTGGCAGTTTCTGCAACAGAGGAGCATAGTCATCCGCTTGTGCCACAGCCTCAATCACCGGCTCAATGATTGGGTTCATTTGCACTTCCCAATCATCCAGCATCAACTCAGAAAACTCATCCGCTTGCGCTCGATTGAGTACTTTTCCACACGTGCATTGCTGATGATTTGAAGCGATATCTTGCGCTTGAGCAACACCTAAAGTTTCAGAGTCCTTTGTTGGCTCAGATAAGCCCAACTTTGCCCGCACTTCTGTTGCATCGACCTTTAACCCCAAGGGGACTAATTTTTCTAAATTCGATGCCAGTAATTCTAAATCTTCTGACTCGGGCAGGCGCAGAACCACTTTTGGATAAACTTTTTGAGGACCAAAGTTGATGTCGATAAAGGGGCGGATCAAATCGCGGTTGATGGTATTTGCCAACTGCTTGGCATCCGATTCAATGATATCTTGCCGGACTTCATTATGGACTTTCGCTTGTGCCAAACTAGAACCATTATCAGAGGTCATCGTCTGGCCTAACACAGCCTTGGATACCTGCTGATCAATCCACTCAACCAACCTTGCAAACACCTCTGCCCCATTTGCAGCCTGGGCGACTTGGTGAAATTCAATTTGCATGGAGTCAGGCAACACAGCTGCGGCATCTGAGCCAATATTCGCAACCGCTGTTTTCACGATGTCGATATCTTCTTTGCTAGCAGCACTGCCATACTTTCCGACGCGAAGCGGCAGGCCATATACTTCAATAAACGCCAGCCAATCTTTCTTACCATACATTTTGCAGAGATAAGCAAACGCCACCAATCGCGCTAAACCACCTCGCAGTGTTAAGCCGGATTTCAACTTGGGACGATGCACGATAAATTTGTATTGAGGGAGCGGTATGCCATTGACCGGATCTACTTCATCCAACAATCTCAATTCTTCGGGGTTTTCCTGGCTGAATGCAAAGAAGCGCGGATCACGCCACTTATATTCCTTGGGTTGCCAGTGCTGGCTTTGTTTATCCCATATGATCTCAAGCGCACTAAACCCTTTACCCAAAGCGTCTAACGCATCCGTGAGCATGTCAGCAAATTGTGGTGTCGCAATCATGTCGCGGACAGATTGGGCTAACTTTTCAGATTGGGGATCTTCACCAATCGACTCAACGATAGGTTCCAAGCTTGCAACAGCCAGTTTTCGTGTACGCAAGACACTGGAGTAATGCGGATCGCGCTCTTCCATTTCTTCTGCAAGGGTAAGATACGCATCAAGACTGCCCTCGTCTGCTTCTCGCAATATGCTGGCTAATCTGGCAGGCGTCAGGCCACTGGCAACTAAGCCCGGCCCCCAAACATTACGAATATGCGTTGGCGCTGCGATTTCTTTGGTGAGTTTGGTCATGGTTAAGCCTGATTAGAACAAATACCGCATTATCGGGTGGGGCTCTTTTGAGGCTTAGGTGAAATGGTGCACTGGTTAAAAAATGACAGCAATGATAAAGACTGATAAAATGCATAACTTTTGTTCAGGGTCGTGTTGTCAGGAAGTCGTTTTGAAGCAGCATATTAATTACGCAGTCACTTCTCTTCTGTGGTTTTTCTTTTTGGTTGGTATCTCAAATGTCATTTTTATGGCAAATTCTGACTTTGTTTTTACTCCTTTTTTTGCACCTGAAATTTTTACTCCAGAACCTTTTTACAAAGGACCGGACCTAGGCTATGACCCAGAAAGAGACGTCTCATACAGTCTCGTATATGGTAACAACTATTATTTTTTAACAATAATAACTAGCATTCTGATATACCGACGTTACGAAACCCTTAAGTATTACGGAAAGCGTATTGGCTTTGTCCTCGAAACTATCGGCAATTTCTTATACGCCATTATTGGCCCATTTGTAGCCTTCATCTTCATTCGATACTTCATGACCGGAGAGTTTATTATCAGTATTTTTGGTGGATCTCCGCAACCAGAAGAAGCCCTTGATCACATGATCGTTCAAACTATGATTATCTTTGGGTGTGTAATAATCTGCGTATCAGCGTTTAGCTATTATCGATTATTCCTTAAATACAAAATGCTTCGAGAATGGCTAGAGAAACGTAAATTGGCTTCTGGTGAATAGTCCTCACCAAGCCCCACCTTTCCTCAAACCTGTCGGCTTCACCTTTTCATATGCAAAGTGCTGCTGATTGCTTGAAGCCCATTTAAGGAATTGACTGGTGCTGTCTACTTGGTCGTCATGCTCGCATAGTGGGAAAGCGAAGATCTCTCTTTCGTAGTCTGGCAGCCATGAAGCCGCTTCTGGCATAAATACCTTTCCGGCTTCAAACTTCGCTGACTCTGCTGACATCCGCGTGATTTTGTCTCCTTCGGGTTCGATGGCAATCACAGGTAATCGGGTGTTTGCTTTGAACTCTTGGATCAGCGACTGGCCACTGGCTTTGTCTTCAATCAAAATCGCGGATGGTTGCCACTTTTGCGCCAAGCTGATTGCAGTTGATTTTAGTGTTGGAAACTCCACTTTCCCGCACCAGACATCTAACAGATAATACGCCAGTTTTGTTTCTGCCCAGGTGGTGCACACGGACGGGTCGTTAATTTCATTTGCTTTATTGGCTGTATCCCAGGACTGAACGATCCGGATTGGATTTGCAGGTGGGACACGATAGCGAGAGACCCAAGTACGCTTGATCATCCCGCCCTCTGCTGGTGATGGTCGTTGCTGATACAGTGCATCCCAGTTGCGCGACCCTTGGGTGATCCGCTCTTGCTTCCAATGTGCCTCTGAGAACCATTCCGTCCAAAGGTATTCCCTTTGCTTTCGCTTAAGTGGATCATCGTCACGCTCACACTGGGCTTGCAGGCAGATCACATGCCAGTCCTCGCCATCTTTTGCCTGGATAGTACCGGACTCACCTGCGTAACCGTTTGGTAGTATACGCCCGGCCAAATCATCTTCATGCCAGCGGGTCAGTATCACGATGATCCAACCGTTGGGTTTTAACCGGGTGCGAAGGTCGGATAAATACGCCTCCCATGTTTTGTTTCGAATAGTTTCACTCTCTGCCTGCTCACGACCTTTCACTGGATCGTCGATGATCAGCCCATCAGCACGATTACCCGTGATACCCGATAAAATACCTCCGGCCATGTAAGTTGATTCGTTGGTGAGTGACCAGTTATCGACGGCTTTGTTATCCTCGGTCAGTCCTGTATTAAACACGCGCTGATAAGCAGGAGAACGAGTAATTTGACGGCATTTTCGACCAAATTTCCGCGCAAGGTCGCTACCGTATGAAGTATTGATAATATTCTTTTTTGGGTTCTTCCCCATAAACCAAGTGGGGAAAACAACCGTGGCATAGGTGGACTTGGCAGACCCAGGCGGCATAAATACCATCAGGCGTTTGATCTCACCGGATTCTACTTTTTCCAAGGATTGATTGATCAGTTGGTGGTGCTGGGCAGGCTCAACATTATCCGGGTAAAACAGCTCGCAATCGTCATCATCATTGACCGGAACACCTGGGATTTCGATATAGCGGCAATAGGCATCTAATGAGCGCGAGGCGACTTTTGCAAGTTTGGCTTCCAATAATGCCAAGTACTGCTTTTTCATACCTGCGCTCATGCAAGCTTCCGTGCAATCTCTTCTATCCTGGCATCGATTTCACTCTCTGACATATCCTTGGTATTGGCCTGTTCTGGATCATCCAATCCACGAATACGCCTGATGACCTCCACGTTATACTTGTTACTCTCCGTCAGGACTTTTAGATTCTTCGCATCAAATGCCAGCATCTCCATTGTCGCCGGGGTTTGCTGTATTCGCTGCAAAGTCTGATTCACGATCTCAAGGGCAAGGCGAGCATTGCGAAGCCCAATATCCATATCCTGAATATCATCCAGCGCCGCTATTTCAATCGCCTCAGATATCGTCACCGACTCTTCTTTATCCTCTGTCAGTGGCACGCCTGCATAATGGGCCTTGACCATTTCCCGCTTGATCTTCGTGCCATCACGCAGCCAGCCAAACTTCTTGGCTCGGCGGCGAATGGTTCCCTCGGATGTGCCGTGATCTCTGGCAATTTGCCGGATAGAGTGCCGATTTGCGCGGTACTCACTTTCCACAGATAACCAATCAACAGGTTCAGCTTTTGCCATCATGTAATGCCTTGTCTAACTCATCCACTAACTTGTCATCCAGCTTATTTGTGGTCTTCTTGGCAAGCTCCTTAGCGATGATCATCAGCGCCTTTTTGAGGAATCGCTCGGTCAGAAACCGGGTCGTCATTTTTAGAATTGGGGTCATAGTTTTTCTCCTGTCAGAAGTGTTTGAAGTCGTTGCATCAATATTCTGCTAACTTCGTGATTTTCAATTCAGGTGAAATCCTTCACTCCTTCTTCAACTCTCGCTTTCTATCCAGATGTGCAGAAACATCCACATACACCCGAACCGCACAACTGACGATCCCTGCAACCACACCAAATGCGGTCAGCCATTCCATTGACGTCCAACTGTTATGTGCCATCAAACTGACACCACCAGTGGTAACACTGGCGCTATATGAAACGACCTGTTCTTTGTTCATCCTCAAGCCTTTATCAGTTCGAAATGTGGCAAGTCCATAAAGGTCTGATCATCCGTTTTCGTATCTCTATCCCAGTCACCACCCCAGCGGATCAGGTGGGTGATTTTCCCGGATTCATAAAGGTGCTGAGCAATACCCATAACGGTTCCTGCGAAGTAATAGAATCGCTGCTTGTTCTTCCAATCGATGGGGTAAGGGACAACATCCACCGCCATTGATGGCAATGTATTGTGCTTTGACTTGGGAAACTTGAGCTGTGATTTCCCTTCAAGAAATACTTGGTTTTGGTCTTGCTCATCACGATGGCCACAGAGGATTGAGCAGTCAAAAACCTTCACGACTTCTTCAAAGACCAGCTGCAAGTCTGGATGGCATGTATTAAGTCGCTCTTGTGAACGGATGCTGAATTTGGGCATGTTGTTTGTCCAGGGAATGAATGGTGGGGATATTTTGAAGTGGGTGATTGGGGAGGTTTAGGGGAAATGGTTCACTTATCAGCAAATTGATGGATTGCTAGCCATGCAATCACTTAGCAAAATACTCTTTTTCTAGAAGGGAAAGCTATGAATATTTATCACTACACTTCAGCTGAAGGACTAAAAGGGATCTTATTTAGCCAGTCAATCTGGATGACAAACATCAAATACCTAAATGACCACCAGGAGTTACAACATGCTATAAGCATATTAAAGCAAGGGGTAATTCAGAGTGAAATAGACAAATTTTGCAACGATAAGTTCCCAGTAGAAGAAGCAAGACTTTACTCGGAAATGCATATGAAAGCATTAATAGCATACCTGGATACAATTGACGAACGTTCCCCTGTTTTCGTTACTTCTTTCATTACGGAAAGAGATTATCTTCGTCAGTGGATGTCTTATTGTTCTAAAGGTGGATATTCAATTGGTTTTGATGAAGCCAATATATCAAACAATATCTCTTTAAACAGAGCTGAACGAATAGATATTCGACATGTTAGCTACAAGAATAACGTAAAACTTACTCATAGCTTTAAGAATAAATTTAATGCATACCTGTTAGTGTTATCAGACGCTGTAACTCAATCTCTAAAAGACGCGAAATTAGATATAAATAAAGCAGTTTCTAACTTCAAAGCAAAGATACAAGAGCTAAGCCCTGAAATATTAGAAATATTTGAAGACTTTGCGAAAGAGCTAATGCTGACAACTTCCTACCAAAAAAATAGTCACTTTGAAGATGAAAAAGAAGTAAGGATTTCTTGTATTGGCAATAACACCAATGATAAGGCTAACCAATCTAACACCAATAACAGAGTAAACTTTTACTCAAAAGGTAATTTATTAGTTCCATATATCCCTTTTCATTTTGAAAAAGAGGCAGTCACCGAAGTGATTATTGGTCCTAACATAGATCAAAGACTCGCGATAGATTCATTGAAAAGACTGAAAGAATCACACGAATATAATTTCGAAATTAATGTTTCAGAAGCCCCATTAAGAACTTTTTGAGAAAACTCTATTTACTTTTTACTAACCAAGCATCAGACATTTGCTTTAAAATCATGCAATTAATCTTAAATCATTGACATGTACCGATGATGAGAATGTAATATCCGACAATGAACCTGGGAAATAAGGGAGATTACATGAGCTATGATGATTTCTGGTGTATGAGGTGAGAAAAAGAATGTGGTGCTAATCTGTTGATTGATCTGACAAATCAATAGTCAACAAAGAGAAACACCACATGGCAAATCATAAAGTATCACCACTGAAATCACCAGAAATAGATCCACTGAA